CTCGGGTAAACGGCACCGGCAATACGCTAGTTCTAGTAGATCGCATTGCCACTGGTAAATTACTGGTGGAACGACTAGGCGATCGTGCAGTATTTGTGTCGGGGGCCACCAAAGCCAAAGACAGGAAAGATGAATATGATGAAGTTGCGATTAGCAGTGATAAGATTATTGTGGCTACCTATGGTGTTGCTGCTGTGGGCATTAATATCCCTAGGATATTTAATCTTGTGCTTATTGAGCCCGGTAAGTCTTTTGTTCGCGTCATCCAGTCGATCGGTCGTGGCATCCGCAAGGCGGAAGACAAAGATCACGTCCAAATCTGGGACATAACCAGCACTTGCAAATTTGCCAAGCGACACCTGACACGACGCAAGGCTTTTTACAAGGAAGCCAACTACCCATTTACATTAGAGAAGGCCGATTGGCAATGAGAATACTAACCCTAGACAACACCAGTTACTCAATGGATTCAATTCCAGACGAGATAGACGAAGTACGATTTTGTGTACTGGACAACAGTGATCCCAAAGATCCCGATTACTTTTATATACCTTTGATTTTTTTGGAATCGTTTAACAGTCCTGCACTAGTACTACGCATCGGCAACAACACTATTCGCATGCCGGTGGATTGGCAAATCCTAATAGGCGAACCCGACTTTGGCGACCTGGAAGTTGTACCATTACCAGCATCAATGATCGCGGATTCAACGTGTTTACATTCAATCCCCTGACCAGTTACATGCCCGAGTTCCATCCTGTAGAGATCGTGGACATTTATCAAGACGTCAAATGGTATTTTCCCAAACTCAAACCTGGACAACTATTGGCTATTCCCTTGACTGAAGGCCCAAAGCCCATGTGTGCTTTCTTTATCAAAGATATCAGCCGCCAAAGTGAAGTAGTCGATTACGGAAAAGTATGGTAACATGGGCCGACTCAAACCAGGTGCCACATACATTTACGAACATGCAGATGGTGTAACTTACGCTAGAGAATCGGGTGCCCATCCTGGTGATAGAATAGCCATTGGTTGGACTTATGATAGGTTAGAGAAAGATGCAAGAGCCCAGCGTGTTACTTTATGGGATCAGATACATCATGCGGCCAAAACAAATCCTGCTTTACAAGAAGCTATAGAACGTGTTATAGTTATATATGAATTACAAAGAGGCGAAGATCCGCCTGGGTGGCATCCAGTTTAAGGAGACAGTATGAGCAAAGAAGAAGATAAAATCAAACACGGCGATCGTATGCATCGTGCGTGGACTGCAATTAAAAAGCAACTTAACATTATCAAAGCACACAAGAATTTTGGCGAAGCTTCAAAACGTATTGACGAAGCACAACCGCATAGGTTAGCCAAACATCATGCAATGGATTGCGGACAAGCACATTGTACCCTATGCGGTAATCCAAGACACAACAAACGTACCAAAGGCGAAGAAAAGTTAACCATCCAAGAACGTCGCAACAATCAAAAAGCCCAAGATGAGTGAAGATAAGTTAAGCATTCGAAGTGAAATGTCTGCATTTGATCGCAAGGACAGGAACTTCTACGACAGTTTGACTGACGAAGAAAAGAAAAAGTTTTCGCCGTTCTTGATGATTCGTTATGGCGCAACTGTGACAGGTAACCCAGACTTGCAGGCCTACTACTTGATGAGTTGTAACGAGCGTCTTAACAAACATTTCTTTGATGTAAACACCGCACAACACAAAAAACTACAATGGTTGCTGGCCACAACTGTAAGTCCAGGCATGGGCAATCAGTATCATCAATGGATTGCCCCAAAAAAGAAAACAAACGACAACAAGAGTATCAAGTTTTTGCGTGAACTGTATCCGCATTTGAAAGAAGATGATCTCAAGCTAATGAGTGAACTCAACGACAAAGATGATCTTAAAGCCTACGCCAAAGGCATGGGCTGGGCAGACAAAGATATCAAGAAAGAGCTATGAACATTTTGATCAATGGCTGTAGTTTTATGGACAGCTATCACTATCAAAATCAGTTTGGTCAACTACTTGGCGGCTCAGCTGTAAACATAGCCAAAGCTGGTAGCAGTAATAGACGTATCATACGCACCACTGTGGACTACATAGAAACAAATCCAGTGGATTTTGTTGTCTTGGGCCTGACCTTTTATGATCGTCAAGAAAGTCCGTTTCTGACCATACCTAAACCCAGAGAAGGACATTGGGTCAGTTATAATCGCCAGGGCATGCAGGCCACTTTTTGCGATGTCAATGACTTTGACAGCACAGTGGAACACAAAATGATTGGTGATTACATACTGGATCGTTATCGTTACGACATTGGCATGCAGTATTTAAATCAATTGTATTTGGATCTGCGTATGTTTTCGGGTTACTTAAAAAACAAAGGTATAGGCTTTTGTATTTTTAACACTTGCGAGCGCCACCATCAAAACATAGATCTGGGAACAGGATTTGTTCCATTTTCGTTTATTGGCAATGAATATCTAGAACAAAATGGTTGCAAACCTTTTGAAAAAGATCTAGATTTACCCGCCAACGCTAGACATCACTACAGCGAAGATGTTATAATACTAGTTCGGTATCTGGTGGATTGTATAAAAAATGTATAAGTGTCGTTATTGTGAAAAGGATTTTAGCAAGGAATCAACCCTGGCTGTGCATCTTTGCGAACCCAAACGACGCTGGCAACAAGAAAAAGAAACTGGTGTGCAACTGGGACTCAGGGCTTACTTGCGTTTTTATGAAATAACACAAGGATCTGCCAAGTTAAAAAGCTATGATGACTTTGTTAAGAGTCCGTATTACAATGCGTTTGTCAAGTGGGGCAGGCACATGGTGGGCATACGTGGCATCAATCCACCGGCCTTCTTAGAGTGGCTGTTGAAGAACAACAAGAAGATTGACCACTGGCTCAAAGACGATTTTTATGTTGAATACTTGCACGATTACTTGCGTAGAGAAGCAACACAAGATGCACTTGAAAGGGCTTTAAATGAAATGCAAAATTATGCCGACGATCATCCTGACCTTAAAAACGGTTTTAGCGATTATTTTCGGTATGGTAACAGCAATCGTGTGGTACATCATATTGCTACCGGTCGTGTTAGCCCTTGGATTGTGTATAATTGTGCATCGGGTGTCGACTTCCTGGATCAACTGGGTCCAGAACAAGTGGCGATCATACTTCCGTGGATAGACCCCGACCACTGGCAACGCAAATTTAAAGATTACTTGGCAGATACTGAATGGGTCAGTGACATATTAGCAAAGGCCGGACTATGAAGTTTAAGTCAGACATTGACATTGACTTTGCGGATCGCACTCAAGCATTAAGTTTGTTAAAGCACACCCCTGCCAGTATCAACAGAGACGGTGATTGGGTAGCACACAATACAGGTGTGTATGTAACAGATATTCCTGCAGATCCGTTTACAGGTCGTGCCAGCATTGATTATGAGTCAGCTGAAGCACGTGGCTATACAAAACTAGACTTTTTAAATGTATCATTATATACACAGATAAAGAACGAAGCACATTTACAAGAATTGATGGCTCAAGAACCCGAATGGGATCGATTGTATGATCCTGAATTTTGCGGAAAATTAATACACATCGGCAATCACTATAAGACCCTGATTCAAATGCCCGAAGCAGTTAATAGCATACCCAGGCTAATGATGTTTATGGCCATAATCCGTCCAGCCAAGCGTCATCTAATTGGAAAAACTTGGCGAGAAGTTGCAGAAACTATCTGGGATCAAACAGATGATGGACAGTATGCATTTAAAAAGAGCCACAGTTGTGCATACAGTCATCTAGTTGTGGTCAATATGAACTTGTTAACTAACCTTACGAACTAGGGTTATTGATTTGCGTTTGCTACGTTTAGTGGCCATTTCTTTCAGGCTCACATAAGGGCCCATTTTAATTTCTACGTCCTTGCTGTTCATGGTACGTAGACACACTCGGAATACACTCCAATCCTGCTTTAAAAACACATTGATGGGCATGAGCCTATTGCTTTCCCACCACCATGTTTCTCCCAAACTCAAGAAGGTTTTCTTGACTTCAGTGTCCTTGAGCAGGCCAAAGTCATAAAGTGTAGTTATAACTTCGTCTGAATTTTGTATGATGCCAATGTAGTCATTACCGCCATAGGTGATATGGCTTAGGTATGGGTATTGTGCGAGCAGTTGCTTGTAGTGTTCTTCCACGTTGTCCGATAAATATGTTAAAGACGAGCAAATAAATGATTACTGTCAAAGCATATTTATATCCAAATCTTGCCGAGGTGCAGGTTTTTGACCCCGCAATATTTACAACAAGGAACCGCCAAGTGTACAGCCGCCCAATCAAAGTCTACCAAGGTGTAGACAATCCTATCCAAGTTATCATACGAAATCAAGACCAGAAAAAAGTTGATTTGACTGGCAGTAGTGTTACTGCAAGTATACAAGATCCAACCAATCAGTTGACTGTCAAAAGCTATCCTGTGTTGTTTGGCGCCAATGTGGGCGGAAATATTCAGTTAGGACAAGGTACATTTACATTTGATGCCAACACTATTAACGGCCTAGAACAGCGTTTTTACAAGCTGGCGTTTAGTACCACAGTTACCAGCACAGACGTGACACGTCCGGTATATATCGACGACAATTACGGAGTTCCACTAGATTTAGAAGTGTTACCGGCTTATTATGCCAACTCAACGCCGCCTGCAGAATCAGACACTTACACCCTAGACGGCGGTTCGATCTAAGATGGCACGTATCAATATATCACAGATTTTAATGAAGCGTGGTAATACTACCGCGGCAAATACCTATGTGGGCCCATTGGGTGAATTGGTTGTGGACACTGGATTGCGTACTGTACGTGTACAGGATGGCGTAACCGCAGGTGGTATGAGCACCTTGGCAACCAATGTACAATTACAGGCTCTAGGAACCTATGCTAATGCCACATTTGGTACCAGCAGTTACGGCAATGCCAATGTTGAGGCCTACATTGGTGCCAATATTGGCACATTGCATACCAATGCAGCTACACAGGCCACCAGCATCAATGCCATCACGGCCAACATTGGCAGTTTCTATACCTATGCCAACTTGAACTATGGCACCAGCAGTTATGCCAATGCCAATGTGATTGGATATTTGGCCAGTCAAAATATTTCCAGTGCCAACATTGGTGCGTATCAAACTTTTGCTAATAGCAATGCCGCAACACAAGCCACAAGTATAAACTCAATTACGGCCAATTTGGGGGCATATCAGAATTATGGTAACTTAACTTTTAGTACAGTAGCTAATGCAACCAGTCAAGCCGCAGACATTACAACATTGTTGTCCAATGCAGCCACACAAGCAACCAGTATCAACACCGTAAATGCTAACCTGGGTGCTTATCAAACTTATGGTAACCTAACCTTCAGTACTGTGGCCAATGCGGCCACTCAGGCAACAAGTATTGCCACATTAC